ATGATGAGGATGACCTGTGGTATGGATATCAGATAGGTGACAGAATGTTTGACCTAAACATATGGCGTGATGACCTTACACAAGAGATTGTTTGCACAGTCTATGAGTGCGATTGGATTGACGATAACTGGCAGACTAACTGCCGCCATAGTTGGACATTGACAGAGGAGAATTAAATGAATTGTTGGCACTGTAATACAGAACTTATCTGGGGCAATGACCATGATGTAGCGGATGAGAGTGAAGAGTTTTCCATTCTATCCATATTGTCTTGCCCTAAATGTAACAGTCTGGTAGAAGTATATTATCCAAAGGAGAATGAAGATGAGTGAATTTGACCCGAACAAAGAATACAGCATCGGTGTGTGGGATATGACATTCTATGTCGTTGACACAGAAACAGATGAACCTATCACCAATGAAGATGGGACAGTTAAACTGTTTCGTGCACCTCACATAGACTATTCATACATGGCTGATGGCCTTGATGTAGATGACCTTGAGGAGAATTAAGATGAACACAGATAACATATTACAAACACTTGAGATGATATTTCCAAACTCATCTGACAAGGATGAGAATGACGCATGGTTTGTGGGCAAGAGTGCTGAAGGTTTGCTGACTATACACTTTATACTAGACGAGGAAGAAGAAGATGCCTAAGTACAAAGTAATGGCAACAGAATATATATTCAAAGATGCCTTGATTGAGGCAAAGGATGCAGAAGAAGCATACCAAAAAGCACAGGCAGATAACATAGATTGGATTACAGTCGGTGGTGATTGGGAAATCCACGAGGATATGACATTTGAGGAGAATACAGATGATTAAATACAAACCAAAGCCAATGACCAAAGGGCAGTTTGCTTCACTCAAAATGGTCTACGCATATAACATCATGGATGAGCGTAAGCATTGGGAAGAGGCAGGTAAGCCAAGCGAAGGGCATATATACAATGACCTTGAGCGTTTGAATGATTACATATACAACTGTGAGCATTTTGTAGGGAACAAAGAAGATGACTAAGAAGAAGAAGACAACGGCACTTGAACTGCCACCAGAACAGGCAATGGCATTGATGGTTATGCTTGACAGTGAGATAGAAACTATCTTCAGATATGGAGACATTGACCCTATTGCAGATTGGGAAAATGCAGACCTGTATGCCTACAGACTGTTGGCGTACAAGACATACAAGCAATGGTACATGGAGAATCATGATGAACCGATTTCTGATTGAGCATCACCCTGATGCCATAGCCAAGTCACTATGCGACAAGCACATCGTGAAGATGCCACTGGAAGAGGCACAGATGCTATGCACAAGCGTATGGCATCATGCCCCTGAGTATGCAGAGGAACATGAGTTATACAAGCCTGTGCATCAGAAGCACCCATGTACTCTGTGGGCAATGAAGACACGAGCAAACTTTGTGTTTGCTTTCAACTTGTACACATCAATGCTCTGCGAGTACCATCACAGGTACGGCAAGTGGCATGGTGCAGGTAATCCTAGTACGACTAACAAGGATGCCAGACCACAACACCTGCTTGCCGCCCGTCATCTGATACCTGACGGACAGCTTACGCCACACCCTCAGTGCTTCAGTGGGCTTGACCACCTAAAGACAGACGAGCAGTGGCCTATCGAAGCATATCGTGCGTTCTACAAAGTAGACAAGGCTGCATTTGCACGATGGGATAAGGGCGGTAGGACTGCACCACATTGGATGAAAGGAGAAGTAGCATGAACATAACACACGAAGAAAGAGTAGAGTTTCTCAAGGCTCACAACGACTTGAAGAATATGCTTATGACAGTACATGAGTGTAATGACTTGTGGATTTCAGATGTACGCAAACTGGAAAGCCTAGAGCATTTGTTACACAGCATAATGAAGTTTGTTCCTAGCACAGATGACGAGGGCAGACCGCAGTATTACAAAGATTATGTGCTTGTAGAACTAGATGAGGATACGGAATAATGTTAGCAGAGATAGCACTAGGTATCCTATTTGTAGAGATATTGACACACGTTTTATTCTAATGATACAATAGAGTATCACTTAACGGCAACAAAGGAGAACGAACATGCCATTAGATTTTGTAAACCAACTGATTGACCAAGTACCTGATAACCTTAACTTTAAGTTGGGCTATGAACCAACGAAGGTACATGATAAAAAGTATGTGATTAACACAGACACAGGTGAATATCTGGGTGTAGTAGGTAACGATTTCAATACCGAAACACACAAGGACTTCTTCCATACTGTGCAGGACACGATGCTAGAGAAGCTTACGCCCCATGAGGTAGAGGGTGCAACCATCACATGGAAGTCTGCCAAGAACAATGCGTGGGCATTGATGGACATCACATTACCTAACGTGACCACAAAGATTGTGACTGACCGACATGAGACAACGGTAGCACAACGTGTCATCTCATTACGTGCGGTGGACGGTAGCTGTTCTAACCAAGTATTCTTTGGGGCTATTGACTTCTTCTGTACAAATGGTATGATAAGAGGTGAGCATGACAAGGTGAGACGCAAGAACACATCAGGGTTCAACGTGGATAACTTCGCACATCAACTGCGTAAGTCTAACGAGGACTTCCAGATGCAGACACGACAGATACAGCGGTGGGCAGAGACAAGCCTAGCTACTGTGGATGTCAAAGCTTTCTTAGAAAAGCTGATGAAGTCTGAGCGTCAAGCAGAGAAGATGTTCATGCTGTACAACCAAGAGGTAGGCACACGAGGACGTAACAAGTTCGCACTGTACTCTGCCTTCACTAACTACGCTACCTATGCTGATGAGCGTAATGGCTTTCAGCTACGCAGGACAGGCAACGACACTCGTGCAGTGAGTATGTTCTCACGTGAGAATGACGTAGCCAAGTGGGTATCTAACAAAATGTTTACGGAGTTGGCAGCATGAGTAAACATATGGGAAGAAGAGACACCGCTACAGGTCGTTGGATTTCAGCTAAAGAGATGAAGAAAGATGGAAGCTATGAAGAGTGGTTAGAGTATGAGATGACGCACTATAAGTTTTATCACATTTTCTGGTGTCGTTGGGATGAAGATAATCGCTGGTACTCACCAAGAGATTGGTTGCCTAACTTCTGGACATGGTTTCAAGAACGTGCGGAATATCGTTCTAATGGTGGTATCTCTTGGAAGTTTGTTAAGTTTGTGTGGCTTATTCAAGAGTTTGTAGACGACTGTATTACAATACTTGAATGGGATAGGCCACCACATGCGGAGCATCGTGGGTTGTACAAAGGTGATTGGAAAACTAAATGGAGATTCTGGGAGTATGTTTATTATCGCACCATAGGTGCATCCATAGACAGACTTCGCTTTCTCTTTCAAACAAAAGTTCTAAAGCGAGAAGAAGAAGATGACCACATAGCCTGTTACAGTTACCCTAACTGTGATGAAGCACCCAATGGATGCAGTCACGTTATGGGTAAGGACGTAGAGCAGTACGGACATAGAGACTAAGAAAGGAGATGCGCCATGTTGACATTAGATAAAGCACAAGGTATGCTTATTGGACTCGCAGTGGGTGATGCACTTGGCGCACCCCTTGAGTTCATGGAAGCTAGACAACCAGATAACTATATAACAAAGTACCACACAGGTGGGTGGCACGATGTTGACAAAGGAGAATGGACAGACGATACTGCTATGGCATTAGGTATGGCACAAGCATTCATCGACAACGAGGGTGAGTTCAATCCTGCTGACATCATGCACAACTGGTCACGATGGTACAACGCAGGTGAGTTCATACCACGAGGTAAGTGCTTTGACATTGGTGGTACAACACAACGTGCTATAGAAAGATACAACAAAAACAATACCTTATACAACGGAGTATCACTTGACGCTGAGTCTGGTAACGGTGCGCTGATGAGACTTGCACCTGCGGTGATGGTATCTGCCACACCAGAACGTGCTATGGAGTTAGCTGTAGCACAGACAATCCTGACGCATGGTAGTCCTACTTGCATTGAGTACAGTCGAGTATTCGCACACGAGTTGTGGCATGGTAATCCATTGTACAGATACAACAACTATCGTCTATCTGAGGATATTAACAGGAATGATGTTATGTCTGGTGGTTATGTGGTTGAGACATACCAGTGCGCTATGTGGGCTATGACAACTACAAGTAACTTCAAAGACTGTATCGTAGCCGCAGTAAACAGAGGCCATGACAGCGATACGTGCGGTGCTGTAGCTGGCATGATTGCAGGTGCGTATTATGGATACAAAGCAATACCATCTGAGTTCAAGCAAGAACTTGCATGGCACGATAAACTATTGACAGTGGCAACTAAGCTACACAAACTAAGGAGATAACATGAAACTACAAAAGCTAGTACACGATTACACATCTTCGTTTGATTACAAACAGTTACGTGATGAAACTAAAGCACAATATAAATACTTTCTGAATGTAATGCTAGATACAAAGGTAGATGGAGTACAACTTTTTTCTCTTGACTGTGACAAAATTACAACACGTATGGCAAAGACAGCATACAATCAGTGGTGTGAACGTGGATTGCATCTTGCTAATCACACTATCTCTGTCACTCGTATCCTGTTTAATCATGGTGTGCGTGAAGAACTGTGTCTGACCAATCCTTTCGCTATCGTGCGTAAGAGAGCCGCTGAGAGGCGTAAGGTTGTTTGGGGTAGGGATGATGTACATAGGTTCTTAGACGTAGCGTATGGCGATTTTAGGTGGCGTAACATCGGTTTGATTGCACAGATGGCATATGAATGGTGTCAACGTCTAGGTGATATGCGTATGCTCACATGGGATAGCATCAATCTGATGGACAAGACAGTACATATTGAACAGTCAAAGCGTAGGGCAGAAGTATTCTTACCTATCAGTGATGACTTACATCACATGCTTGTACAACAGAATGAGGACTTTGGATTCCAAGAGTACGTTGCACCAAGACCAAAGCCTGTACGTGGTCAATACATACCATACTCTCTGCACAAACTACCTTTGTATGCACGTGAGATTATGGATGAGGCTGGCTTGCCAAAGGAACTACGTTTGTCTGACTTACGTAGGACTGGCACAACAGAAATGGTTGAGGCGGGTGTCGGTATCGGACAGATTATGTCGGTTACAGGACATGCTAACCCACAAAGTGTACAGCCATACATAAAAAATACATTGTCAAGTGCAAATTATGCATTGACAGAGAGAAATAATCATGCTAAAAGCATTACAAGTGCCGCAAAGGAAAGTGATTAATACATGAATAATATATATAACACTATAAGTGATATAGATATACCTAATGGTAGTACAAAGAGAATGAACTGTCCTAAGTGTAATGGGTACAAGACATTCACTGTGACTAATAACATGGGTTCACTCATATGGAATTGCTACAAAGCTTCTTGTGGTACAAAGGGTGGCACTCGTGTACAATTGACAACCGAAGACATACGTGCTAGTCTTCATGACGCAGAGAAGTTTGCTGACGAGAAGTTTGAGTTACCGCCATACGTGGTTAATCATACTGACAGTGTTTACGTCAAGCGTTTCTGTGATACATGGGGTCTTACCTTTGATACGCATGGTTTGATGTATGATGTAAAGGAAGACCGTGTTGTGTTTCCCGTCCTGCATAACGGTAGAGTGGTGGATGCCGCAGGACGTTCCGTACTAAAGAGACTTCCTAAATGGAAGCGGTACGGTAAAAGCACCTTGCCATATTCGTTTGGTCATGGTAAGGTTGCTGTAGTTGTTGAGGACTGCGTGAGTGCCGCAGTTGTAGGCGATGATGCTTTTGTTGGTGTGGCTGTGTTGGGAACATCATTGTCCGAAGGACACAAGAGGTATCTCTCGCAGTTCTCTTCAGCTATTATTGCGCTAGACCCTGATGCCTTACCAAAGACATTGGCTTTCGCAAAAGAACTACGTGGTCATGTAAACACAGTACGTGTACTACGTTTGACTGATGACCTGAAGTATGGTAAAGATATTGATATAAACAAACTAAGAGAGATAGGAGATGAGTTAAATGGAATTATCACTGGTTAGAAGCTTAATGAGCAAAGAGTTCTACGATGACCATCGTGGCGCACGTTGTCCTGACAGACTGTTCAGTAAAGATGTACGTAGGATTAAGCAGACAGTTGACACGGCTATGCAGCGTTACGAGCGTACTGTAACACCTGATGAGGTTGAGGCATTGTTTATGTCAGACAACCCAACACTTACTACTGCACAGAAGCAAGCATACTCTGCCCTGTTTCATAACATCAAGAAAGAAGAACCTCTTGGCGGTGACATCGCAGGTGAGGTACTGTCTAAGTTGTTCCAGCAGGTAGTTGGCGAAGACATTGCTAACCTTGGCTTTGATTATGTCAATGGTGAGAAGGCTACGCTTGAGCCTCTTCGTAATCTGCTTGAGCAATACAGTGATGACTTCACACCTGACCTAAAGGTTGAGTGGGATGACATCGATATGGACACGCTGATGTCTAAGGCAGACCTTGAAGCACGTTGGACATTCAACATCCCTAGCCTCACACGTAAAGTTGAGGGTGTCAATGCAGGACACTTGATTGAGATTGGTGCTAGACCAAACACAGGTAAGACATCATTCCATGCGTCACTGATTGCAAGTCCGGGTGGCTTTGCACATCAGGGTGCTAACTGCATTGTCTTGTGTAACGAGGAAGGATACCACCGTGTCGGTGCAAGATACTTGACTGCCGCAACAGGCATGACCATGAAAGAAATCAAGGACAACCCTAGCAAGGCACGTGACCTGTACCAGCCAGTGAAGGAACGCATCAAGATTAAGGATGCCACTGGTCGTGACATGGCGTGGGTAGAGTCCATCTGCAAGACATACAAACCAGACATTGTACTGCTTGACATGGGCGACAAGTTTGCCAAGGGTGGATATGCAAGACAGGATGAGGCACTGAAGGCTAATGCTGTTCATGCCCGTCAGATTGCAAAGGAACATGAGTGTGCTATCTTCTACATGTCTCAGCTATCAGCAGAGGCAGAGGGTAAGGTGCTACTCAATCAATCAATGATGGAAGGTTCACGCACAGGTAAAGCTGCCGAAGC